CTTCATATTTCATTTGACCGAAATGAACCCATTTGCCGTCGTCGTCTTGTATCATATATTTTTTATCTTTTTTCGTTGAGCGGTAAATATCCTTTTTATAGATTTTTTTGGCGTGTTGTAGCGCTGTTTTTGGATTAGACCATTTCCAGATTTCATCAGTCTTGGGTATTTTGTTTGCGGTTATTTCCCTACTACCGCCTTCCAGATTCTCAACCGCCTTCAATTCGTCTTTTACATCATCCCCACGCTTCAAATGCCCTTCTAAATGTGTTTCCAATTTGTCTAAAATCTGGGAAGCGCTGACTTTTGCGCCACCTTGATACACCTTTTTAAGTAGCGCTTTACCTTTGAGCGTTTCTTGGTCTGGTTCTCTAATTTCCTTTTTGACTTCTTCCCAAGAAGGTTTGAATTGCGGATGAATGTCTTCACCAAGACCGACTTCTTCTCTGGTTGGATGCGCCAATTTAGGTTCTTTCATTTTGGTATTCGCATTAAACGATTTATCATTAATGATTGCGCCTTTAAACCTCAAATATTTCTTGATAAAATCCTTATCCATTTATATAATACAAATATTTTTAAATTGGCGTGAAAGATGTAATTACCCTATTCAACCCTAAATCATATTCCCATTCTATTTTAAATAGATTTCCAGCGCTGTCGTAAATGATTTCTACCATTATATAATATCTGTATATAATATAATGCCGACAATTTTAGACCAACAATTATACGACCAAGTGAAAAAAGAAGCAGACGAAAAATATAAAAAACACAGCGCTTACAAGAGCGGATGGATAGTGAAAACTTACAAGGAGCGTGGGGGTAAATACGCCGATGACGGAAAACCCAAGAATCTCGCCAGATGGTATAAAGAGGATTGGACTTCGTTGAGTAGACCAGAAGAATACCCAGTATATAGACCGACAAAACGGATTAATAAATCCACACCATTAACCGCCACCGAAATTGACCCAAAACAATTGAAATCGCAAATTAAAATAAAGCAATATATAAAAGGAATGAGTAATTTACCGCCATTTAAAAAAAAAGGAGGCAAATTGAGAGCAAGTGAAGTGCGAAACTTATTAGACGCATCTTACCAGACCGAACCAGCGCAAAATATCGGCGATTGGGTCTTGGATAATGGTCTGTCTAATGAATACGCAAAAGTATATTATAAACCAGACGGAAGCGCTGTTGTGGCGCATCGTGGAACGAGTGGAGCGCTGGATTGGGGAAATAATTTAGCATACGCTTTGGGTCAATACGAAAACACAGATAGATATAGACAAGGCAAGGCAATCCAAGACAAAGCGGAGAGCAAATATGGTGCGAAAAATATCTCAACTCTGGGGCATTCACAAGGTTCGGTGCTTTCAAGAAAATTGGGCGCAAATACAAAAGAAATTATTAATGTGAATCCAGCATACAAAGGTGAAACGCCGTTGAAAAATGAATATAATGTGAGGTCAAGCAAGGATGTCGTTTCCAGTTTATACGCCCCAGTTTCAAAAGTCAGTTCCTATCTTTACCCCAGTTATACAAAGAAACATTCCATTACTATTCCAACCGATAAATCGTTTGATGTTTTGGGTAATCATTCCTACGAGATTTTGAATAAACTTGGGGATGATTATATTGGGGAAGGTGCTGGAAAAGGATACAGAACACCAAAAGAAAATTATCCAGATTGGGAAGATTTGAAATGGGGTTCATTCACAGAGCAATTTAAGCGCTACAATTCTACACACACGCCATTACCAGATTTGGAAAGTTTTGCGAAAATGATTTTGGAGAATCCCAGTAAATACCACCAGAAAACATTACGAAGAGCAAGATTTTACCAGAATGTTATTTTGAAAAAATCAAACAGAGGAGGAGGAATGGCGTATTAGAGCATATATTTATAAGCGCAATCTTTTTGAGCGCCACGCCAAATCGTAGGAATATCACGACCAGAATGATTGCGACCAGTAAAAGTGCGACCACCGCCTTCCATTTCTCTAACAGCGCTATTATCCCAGAATGAATCAGGTGTGAAATTGGGTGGTTGAATTGCTTCATTTTGTTTATACGAATTAACGACGATTAACAAATCTATTTTCAATTTGTTTAATTCTTCATCTAAAATCTTGATGATTTGCGAACCAAAATTAACACTTTCTTTGATATAATTCACATATCTAAACGCCACGCCACCTACATCCAAATCTTTATTAAAATCTTCCCACAATTTAGTCAAAGTTGCGTATGCTTGGGATAAGGTGGTTAATTGTTGATTGTTTAATTGTTGAACTGCTGGTTTGATATTGGAAATCAATAGTAAATCCATATAACGGATTTGTTTGGTAATATCTATTAAATAAGAAGAAAGCAAAACATTTGGATTTTCGCTGGTGAGTATTTCTCGTGGTGTGTCGCTGAAAGCGGTAGAGTTTGAATAATGAGAAGAGTTTGTATCATCACCATCACCATCATCCCAATCACCGCCATCTGGGTCGCCAAAAGAACTATATCCTCGTCTTGATGACCTACTTGAACTGGAACTGGATGGGTCGGTTGGATTAAACCAACTTTCTCTGGATGCGACGGAACTATCATCATCATCTCTACTATAAGTGGGTTGGGAACTTTCAGTATATTCGTTGTCTGGGTCATCAATTTCGGCATCTGCGACTGCGCCTTGTGAAATCATTCTACGAGCGTAATCGGCAACTGGTAATACACCATATCGCCCAGTTGATTCAGCGCTACTTATACTACGAGAAGATTGCGACGATGCTTGGGAAGGTGGTCTGGAAGGGGGCGGTGTAGGAATGTCGTCATCTACAATAACCAATCGTCTTGGAACTGCTGATGCTGGTGCTGGTTGGGTTGCTACTGCGCCCTTCTTTTTTCTCGGTTGTTTATCCTTTGCGCCTTTGGTGCGACCTTCGCCACGCATTCTTGCTTGTTCTTCTTGGATTTGTCGTTGGAGTTCTTCTACTTGATTCATTCTCACACCAAAATCATCCATATTTTCTGCTTGTTGTCTATTAGCGTGTTGTCTGGCGAATATAGTGATTATTTTTGCGCCAGTTTGTTTTAATTTGATGAATGATGTTTGTAATCCAAGTAATAATTTGCTAAACTCATTCATACTTGCGCTTAAAGATTTCTGCGAAGTGAGTGCGTTTAGCGCTGGTTGGTCTGGGTCAGTAAGAGGATTCTTCATATTTTCCAGAGCAATCGTCGTCAATTGCTTTGACGCTTGAATGATATTGTCTGGTTGGTAGTCCAAATTATTCTTTCTCGGTAATAACGGCATTTATATAATACAAATATATTTTTATTTTGTATTATATTTCTATTTGCGAAACACCACTAAATTAATATAATCCGTGTTCTTTCACATATTTACTTGCTTGTGGGAGATTTAATCCGTGCTTTTTCATTACTTCTGCGACGATTGCGCCACGAGCGCTTTCACGCTTCTTACCAGAATGAGGTAATTGTTTGCGACCTTTTCCACTCATACTATCCCCAAAATCTACAAATTGTTTCTTCATTCCAATATTACCGCCTTTACCTTTTCCAGAAATAGAAGGAACAGGTGGATTATAAGATGCTAATGCTGGGGGCATCAACCCAGTATTGATTTGAAACTGACTGGGGTCATCCTTAATTAATACACCGCCTTTTTTTCTTCCAGCGCCATTTGGTTTTTTGGCGACGACTGGTTGGAAAGGTAATATTCCGTGTCCGTCTGCGCCGACTATTGGTGAGCGTCTTATTGCTTTTCCAGACAAAGACCCACCACGACCCATCGCCATTAACAAGGGAGCAAATGGGGCAATAGCGCTACTCACTTTCCCCAAATCATCCGCCCAATTACCGCCACGACCAAGACCCATTAACAAGGGTGCGAATGGTGCGATTGCTTGACTCACTTTCCCCAAATCATCCGCCCAATTACCGCCACATTTAATAATTCGGTTAATGGCGGTTTTTGAGGGCATTTTTCCACGACCTAATCCTAAAAGAAGAGGAGCAAATGGAGCGACTGCTTGGGATACTTTTCCCAAATCATCCGCCCAGTTTCCACCTTTAATAGGATGAGGAGGAAGAGGGTCGCCACGACCCAACCCCATTAATAGAGGCAAGAATGGAGCGACTGCTTGACCGACCTTACCAATATCACCGAGAACATCACCGCCAGTTAGAGGTTCATCACGACCTTTTCCAGAGAAAAATCCACGAATATCTGCCGTTCCCTTTGCGCCCTTTTTAGGAGGGCGACCACGAGGTTTGCGACCTTTAACCCCCTTTGCTGGATTGTGAGGAACAACAGCGCTGGGTGCGATTACTTCATTTTGAACGCTTTCTTCATCACTCTCGCTTTCTGGTTCTGGTTGAGGTGCGACGGCAACTGGCGCTTTGGGTTTTCTTCCACGCTTTTTGGGTGCTTCTTGGGGTCTAATCTCACCCTTATAAGTATTCCACATATCACTTGGTTTCCTACCCTTGTATTTTTGACCGAATGCTTTCTGGGCGAATGAGATTGCGTTTCCAGATGGGCGACTGACTCTATCAATCTTGAATGATTTGCGTTGGTTTCCAATCATCTTCGCAATTAAAGCGCTGTTCTTTGACCCACCTTTTCCAGATTTGTATTCTTTGATTTGGTCTTTCAAATATTCTTTTCCTTCTGGAACGACGACATCGTGAAATACTTCTTTTGCGACAGGAGCGAGAGCGTGTCCCACTTGGGTAAACCCTTGTTTGAATGAATCCCATACACCAGCGCCACACATCACCCCACCAGAATAAAAATGGGGAAAATTATCCAATTGGGTATTGGGAGAACCGAATCCACTTTCGTTGTAAGGGTTTCCAGTCATTCCAATATATCCGCCTTCTGCTTGGGGTCTAATCATTCCATCACGACCAACCAAAAATCCGCCCTTCTTTCTACGGCGACCCCCTTTTGCGTAAGACCTTATTGCGTCTTTCGCCAATTCCGTTCCTACTTCTTTTGCGATTGGGAGAGCAACTTGACCGACAGCGCTGACCCCTTGTTTAACCCCTTTACCGAAGTCGTTCCAAAATGACCCACCCAACATATCTGGTTGAGATGCCCCTAAATGACCGACTGAAAGCGAACTGGGATAATCATACTCGGTAGATGAAGGCAAAACGAAGTTTCTCATTCTTTTTCCACCGAACATCGTAGGTTGAGGCAATCCACCAACAATCCCACGCTGAATTGCGTCTAAAAGTTGGCGCTTAATATACTCGTTGTATTCTTGAACTGGTTCTATTCCACTCATTCGTATATACTATTACTTATATTATTATTTTGAATAATATAATTAATTCTAAATACTTCTTAATTCGGTTTTTGATGTAAATCTATTGGGATTCTACACGAAAATCTAAAAAATCTATTTAAGCAAGGTGTTTAGCGAGTTTGGATTTAGATTTTCCACCCATACTGATTGACCCACCAGACATCGCCCCACCGCTGGTCGCACCGCCAGAATGAGCGCCACCAATACCGAACTGCTTCATCACATCCTTAATCTGTGAGGGAAGCATTCCACTAAACTTTTTCACCATATCCATCACATTACCCATTCCAAGATTTCCCATTTGACCGCCAACGAGGCGCTGGTATTCGGTAGATGAAAGAGCGGATTGAGGGTTTTGTTCTTTTGTTCGTAGCACTTGTTCTTTGGTAAGGATTCCAGTAAAGATTTGAGATGTTCCTTGCTGTGTAGCGAAGATTCCGCTATTCATCGTAATAATACATATTTCAGGTTGCGATATAGCAAAATCATACTGGTTAGTAACCGACATATTGAATTGGAATTGGTATTGACCGAGCGAAGAAGCGGACAAATAAGAAGGAAGACTGAAATTATAGACTGGGGACAAGACCAAAAGACCACCAGTAGTGGGAACTTGGGTGACACCACCAGTCAAATTGTTATTAACATCAGCAAATCCCCTAAACTCGTGAAATGTCTGGGAACTTCCGTTGGCGTATGAAATATTGTAAAGGTCTTGCTGGGTTGCGGTAGAAAGAAGACCAGAAGCGTTGTTGAAATTGACGCTAATACTATTTATTCCTAAAAAGGAACTGGTATAATTCCAGTTCTGGGAACTCATCGGCACACGAGCGCATATCAAAATCAAATCTGGGACTTGGTTGAGTTGGAGTGATTGAGATGTAAGAGTCTTGGTTTCAAGAGGAGCAAGAGTAGTTCCAGATGCGAATGTGGTTAAATATCTGGGGTAATCCAAATAGGGGACAACATTCTTGGTGGAAATCTTGGCGTATTGTTCTGGTTGGAGTGAAAGGAAATTGAAAAACAATCTGGTATTGGCGAAACCGACTGCTTGTGAAGCACCGCCGTTGGGAGCATCCGCCCAACCAAGAGAAATGTTGCTAATGTATCCAGTCAATCCGTTTCCACCACCATTTACGGCGTTGTTGGCGGTAGAGAACAATCTCTTACAAGAACTATCCACATTTAGCACCATACTCATATTATTCACACCGACCAAACCAGCACAACAATTAGGAGTCATATTGATAAAGGGTGAAAGAGCAAGGAAGGGTTCAGTTAGAACCACCTTAATAAAGATTTTCCAAGTGTTCGTTACTGGGTCAGTTGAAATAGGAGAATTGTCGGTAAATACACCACCAACATATCTATCAATTTGAAGGAACTCTAATTTGTAAGCGCCACGAGGAGAAAGGTCGCTGTCGTATCCTAAATTGTTAAGGGAGGCAAGAGGATTGGAGTTTGAACCGACACAATTCTTATATTCGCCCCAAACTTGGTCTGGGTAAGAAGGAGTCATACTATTATATCTGCTTAACATCTCGGTTGAGTTCATTCTCATCAACATCGGCAAGACATCTTGAAGATTGGTGGAAACAGACACATTATTAATTGTTGCTTGGGTGGTGGTAAAAAGAGAGTTCAAAGGAAATGCTTGGAGTGATTCTGTTAAACCATACTGGAAAACCTTTGCGCCAATTGGAACAGGATTAGAAGCGCCACCAGCGCTGATTTCAAAAGACAACTCACTTGATAAGAGCAAGTGGCGGTCAATCACGATATTTTCACTTGGGATTTGGATGTTAAATACAAGTGAGGAATTACTGGAAGAAACTGCTTGAAATTGTTGGAATGTGGATTGCGAAGCACCGCTAATAACCCCAAATCCTTCGGTAGAGGTAATGTCGGCGATACGAGCGTCTTCAATTAATACACAGCGGAAATCACTCATTTTATATATTAGACTAACATTTTAATTTTTTGAATAAAATGTTATTCGGCGCTAAAAGAAAACAATTCTCTAAATGTTCTATTTCCCTTAAAATACTTTTAAGCGGATGAACTTCCACCAGTTCCCTTTCTGGTAAATAAGAGTTTGATGGTGGCGGTAGAACCAGAAGATAATTTGAAAGGTTGTAAAACACCAGTTCTGGATTTCCAATAGACATTTAAGTCTAAATTGTATATCGGCGTATTTCCTACTAAATTAATCAATCGGTATTGAGCGCTGGGGGTATAAACAATATTCGGTTTGTAAATACCAGTATCACTTACGAAATCAGTTACAACTTGCGAAATGTTTGAATTGTTTCCGCCGTTGTTATAGACTTCGCCGTTAATGTAAAGTAGGGGTGAGGAAATATTTGCTGGAACGACTGGTAAGGTATTTGATGTGAATACAATAGAAGTGATTGGAGTCCAGAGCGCAATCGTGGAATATTCTTGAACGATTTGTAGAGCGTCATACTGCGAAGCGCTGGGGGCGGTTGGCGGAAACTTGACTACATTTGCGCCACCAAATCCATCCATTACCAATTGAATATTCTTTCCTTGTGTAATTCCAACTGACCCTTTTATAATGGCGGTGAAACTGCTAAATATTTGATACATCGCTGGATTCATATATATCTCAATTGTATTGGGAATTGAATTGTCGTATCCAACTTGTTCTGCGGTTAAAATGGCGACATTACTCGTTGTATCCCACGCCATACTTGGAGCGTTTGCGGAAGGAAGAACTAAACCAGCGCCTACAACTTGGGCGTTTAATGCGGTAAAACAAGTGTTAAATGTATTGTTGATTAATTGAATCCAATATTGATAATTCAATATCTCGTAATATCCAGTCTGGTTGTTTTGAAGACCATCTGTGGTTTGACTTGGTGGCGCTGGAACAACGACATCTTCTATCTGTGAAATGAAATTGACGAATGTCTGTTGGTTAAATTGTTGGAAAGGGGCAACTGGATTAGTCCAAGAAAGCGTGACCGAATAAATCGTTAAATTACGATTACCTTGATTCGGTTGAATAATGGGGATGAATACTGGAAGCGTTGGCGTGTCTAATGTGAAGCGGATGATGCTTAAATAATAACTCTCTGGGTCATACACGAAAGGAGTGTTTCTGGTTTCGTTAAAGTATAATGACGGAGGGTTGCGGTTGATTGTTTCTAAATTGGTGATAGTAACATCGTAATACACATTATCGGCGGTGTCTTGGAATGTGAAACTCATCTTTTATACTATAAGTGTATAAAAAAATCTAAATTGAATTACTAAATCAATTAAAATGGGCGATTGGAATACTTATATATATAAGGAAAACTACTTAAAGAAGAAATCTAAACAGCGCTGTAAGAAATCTAATGCCCTATATACAGAAATCTATATGTGCTATTGATTTCTTGCTCGTAAAAATTAATTAATTTCTACCAACACATATATAGAGTTGGTTAGATTTCTGTTAGATTTCTTGCGTTTTCTCGTCTTTTGATGCTTTTTCGGCATTCTGGATTTCTGTGGGAAGAAATCTAACCGAAGATGATTGAGATGATTTGTATCCGTCTGGTTTCTTTGCTTGTGTAAGTATCCCCACGCTTAAAGGATACACTTGTCCTTTCCATTCCCAAGATTTCGTCGGTAAATAATCCATTTATAATACCTAAATATATTATTTATATTTATACGACCTTGAATGGTCTAATTAAACCTTGCGCCGTTGGCGCTGTTCCAGCAAAAGTGGGAACGATTTTTACAGATACTTCACCAGTAGTATCAGTCACTACAAGGGGATATGTTCCGTTCAATTCAATTGGGGCGACACTTGCTAATGTTGCCCCAACCAACCAATTATCGTATAATGCGACACCAGTAGAAGTTTCCAAACTGACTTGAATCGCTTCAAATGCGGTGGTATTGTCCCCTGTTATAACTGCTTGAACTTCTATCATCCAAATACCTTTTGTGATAAGGGATGTTTCTGCGATAGAGTATGTTGTTCCAGAAACGAGAGTTGCTGGGGCGACTGGAAGAGTTGAACCAGAAGTGGTAAGAAACACTTTGCCGACTTCATTACTCGGCGACAATCCTGATTGTTTGGATGCGTAAGACATTTTATATATACTACAAATATTAAAAAATGGAAGGAATGGAAGCATTTTTTAATATTAAAGTTTTGGAAGAGTGATTTGCCTAAAAGACTTATTCTTATTGAAAGTATAAAATTGCTTCCACTCCTTCCACATTAAGAATAGATAATAATTTATACGAGTTTGGTTGCTTGTAGTTGAACTGATGCGCTTGGTGCTGACCCAGCGCCAACCCAAGTAAGAGAGGCGGTAAACTCGTTAGAGTTTAAATTGGGGCAAAGGGCAATATCGCTTCTTACAAAATTAAAAGCGTTAGAAGCGTAAACACCAGCGGTCGCTCCATTTGCTATTAAAGTTTGCGTTTGAATAAATCCTACTTCATTCGTCATCGTCAATACAAGACTATCTATTTCAGTTGTTCCATCTCCGTTGGTTGTAAATGTGAGAGTTTTTCCCAGCGACCAAACACCTTGTTCCAGAGAAATTGTATTAGATACGACAGAAGGAACACCAGACGCTAAAACGACTGGCGCAAATGCGGTTGCTGTTTTATTAGCGCCCAAGTCGCCGTTAGAACCGACTTGTAATACCGAAGAATACGACATTTTATATTATAGCGCTACATTTTAATTTTTCCTTTTAATTATTTCTAAATCCGTTATTGGAATAAATAAATGAATCTTCTCGTCTGTCGCAATTTGCGCTCTGGAAAACATTTGACGCTCGTATTTAGCAAATCGTTCCTCGTCATATTCAATTACCGCTAAACAATCCACGAAATTAAAGACAAATATTAATTTCTTATCACCTGCGACCTTGTCTGCCGTAATCATCGTGGTTGGGTATTTCGCAAATGTATTTGTTCTGCTCTTGACCTCGTAATTATATTCATCGCAATAGAAATCGTGTTTAGCGTAGCGCTCTTCGTAGGGTAAAATGGTGCGACCAAAATGTTCGCTTAATATAGGTAATATTAATGCTTCTTCTGCTTTACCAAACTTGTATGAATTGGGATAATGAACCATTCTTTCTTAAAGTATGGCGAGAAAAAATCTAAAAGAAATCTAACGAAATGTTTTTGCTAAATATTTTGAATGAATAAGTTTTTCACTCAAAATATAATATTAGTTTAGTGTATATAATGTCTAAAATAGCAAAAGAACGGCAAATGGCGCATTATAAGAAAATACTTGAAACGATGATTGACGATACAGATATTACTCGCTGGTTAGGTGCTGACGCAAGGGATAAAATCGTAAAATATAGTGATTTGAAAAATTATCACACGATTAATGATTTGCTTCCAGAGAAAACCGATTACCGAATTATCTTGACCGAATCTAAACCGAATGTCGGTCACTGGTGTTGTGTTTTAAAATACAAAGATATTCTGGAATGGTTTAATTCGTATGGGGCGAAACCAGATGGCGATTTTCGTTATATACCAACGATGGTGCGAAAAATGTTGGGGCAAGGTGGCGATGTATTGACGAAATTATTGGTTAATACCAAGCGACCAGACCAGAAGGTTTATTATAATAAACGGCGCTTACTATCTGGCGAAGATGGTATTAATACTTGCGGTAGTTGGTGTATTTATCGTATTTTAGCGATGAAGGTTGGATACGAATTGGATGATTTTATCCAGAAGGTAGATGATAAGGTAGAAGAAACTGGGAAACCGCCAGATATTTTGGCGTGTGATTGGATTGTTTAAACTACCTTAATAAGTTGAGTATATACGGCGGTGATTTGAGGTGCTGTTCCAGCAAAAACGCTCTGGACTGAAAGAACGATTTCATTTTGCGAAAAAGTTGAATTAACAAAACGAGTGATTGGATACTTCAACTCAATACTACCAGCGTTAGGAAGGATAGTTGCTACTAAATAAGCGCCGATAGTGTTAGTAGCGCCACCTTCATTATCTTCAACAATATTGAAATAATCAAAATCGGTTGTATTATCACCAGATAAGGTGATTTGAATATATCCAGTATATACGCCTTGATTCAATTCCAGAGTGGTTAAAGGGGTTAATGCCCCAGAAACGAGTGTAAGTGGAAGAACGACACCTGCGTCTTGGGGCAATTGTATTACTTCACCAATATTCACCGACGATTGTTGGGTGGGAATGCGTGATGATGCGAAAGACATTTTATAATATAGCGCTACATTTTTATTTTTTTGGTTCTTTCTAAATATATTATTGATTCTCGCAAGTTTCCAAAGTAATATTGTCGCAAGACCCACACGCTCCACCATCCAATTTTACATATTGATTCTGGATTGTATTTGCGGATGTTCCCATTTTGGTCGCATCTGTTTCCAATTCATTTACCTTGTCGGCGTATTTATCCGTTAAGTAGATATTGCGTAGAAGGGAAACGCCAATTCGTTTGCCGAATATCTTATTAAGGATACGAGTGATGGCGTTATTTGATTCAAATGGGTTGCCGTGATAATCCACGAGAAATGGGATTGCGCCTGATTTCTTTTTGAGTTCTGCTTTTAAGGGGTGAATACCGAGATATTTTTTAATGACTTCCACCAATTCTGGTGATGCTTTCTGCTCTTGGGTTTTATAAGTTCCCTTTGTCTTGTAGTTATTGAAATACCAAGTAGCGCTGGGGAAATCGTAATAATTGTATTTCTTTTCCATTTCTGGTAAATACTTATTCACGACAACTGCGGTCTGGTAATCAATATTTCGGCGTGGCGGTTGTAATGTGTAAAGACTCAAAACGACCCAAGACAGCGCTGTATCATATTCACTTTGGGTCAATTTCTTCTTCTCCAAGAGTGGTTTTACTTCGTCAGTAAGGTTGTCGTATATCTTCTTGACTTCGTCTTGCGTAATCCAATTTTCCTTCTGGGTTTCGCTCTTTACATTATTCGTTGCGCTTTGCTTGTTGTATTCATCCAGAATCGTATAATACTTGTCGTAGAGTTTCTTATTTTTGGGGTCGTGTTTAAGCAAGGTGACTATACTGATTAAATAGGTGCGTCTGGTGTTGGGTTTGTAATGTTCTATCTTTTTGAGTGTTTCCTCTACATTCTTTAAAAATGTAAATGATTTGGGGAACTCGCCTCCGTTGAGTCTGCGTAGATTATTGAAATAGAGTTTCAAAGAACTTTCGGTAATGTTCTTGGATTTCAAAGCGTCAAATAGTTTGTTGTTTTCCATTCCTTATAAATAAGTATTAGATTATATTTTTCGCTAAATAAAACTAATTCGTCGCCGAATCTTTCTCGTTTTGTTGTTTTTGGATTTCATTTTATAGTCTGCGTCAATACCGAGATTGTAATCCCAGAATTGAATGAAGATTGGCGTTTTCGTGGTGTCGTAATGAAGGGCGACCTTTACATCATCCTTAATTTCCCAGATTTCTATATATTTACAATTTGTATTAAGACACATTATAAATATACTTGCTAAATTATTATTTACCCAGATTATTATTTATTTACCCTTTTTACCCTTTTTAGAAACATCTGGAACTACGAATGGTTTAGAAGGTGGTGATGGCGCATTTTGCTTCTCCACGAATGCCGTGTATCCGCTTAATGCTTTCACCTTTGACTTTTCCAAGATTTCCTTTGCGACTTCGTCGGTTTCCGTCGCAAGTAGAAGGTCGTATGGTTCAGTTATAAGTTCTGGTCTAAAAGGGCAATCTCTATCAAAGATTTCAGTATTGTCTTTTTCTTGTCCGTGTATCTTTATCACCTCATACCAATCACCATCAATATACTCTGGATGTTGTTCTCGGTAGAATAGAGTTTTTTCAACTATATTATCACGAACAGAGATAATTTTGTGAAAGGTAGGATTTGCTTTATATAAATCACGGAAGGTCTGGAAGGTTTCAACCTTCTCTGCGAGTAATGCTTGACGCTCTAACTCGGCGAGTTCTGCTTGTTTTTGGGCGATTTGTTGGCGGATTGTTTGCGACATCTCTTCTGCTTACTTATACAATATAGTAATAGGATGTCTTTAAGTAGTTTATTACAATATATATTATATTTAGAACTTGGATAAGTATATCTATTTGGGATTGGGGTAATTACAGCGCTGTAATATTCTTTTTTGAGTTTGTAGCGCTCCATATATCCCAAAAGTGAAAACATCGGCGACCAATTGCCGATAATCTAAACCTTTTAAGAAAGAAATGAAATCAGTAATATATTTCATTATATAAATGGAATATATTTTATTTTTTGTATTTTTCGTATTTTGGAATCTAACTCTCGTCCTGTTCGGTGTTCCAGTTAAGACTGCCGTATCCATTTGTAGTGAGTGGTTTTGCCTCTGGTTCTTTGAAATCTGGTGTAAAATCATCCTCTAACTGATTCACATATCGGTAGTATGGTTCATCCACCTCGTAAAGGTGTTTCAGTAATGCGGTTTTGGTTGCTGGGAACTCGTATCGGTTTCCAGTATTGCCTTTTTTCTTGAAACACTCAATATATTTCTGCGAATGCTTTGAAAACTCTTGAATCGTGAAATTGGCGGAACAATAGTGTTTCTTCGCCCATTCTTGGGTCAATTCATACAATTTGGATGCGGAATATTTTGTTCCAACCAAATCACGAGTGGATTTGTATAGAATCTGGATATACGCTGGGCGATGCTCGTAAATCATCTCCTTCTTGTATTCGGTTTCAATCACATTCTCCATTCCAATATTGAACTTGCCGTATTTTTTGATTGATTCTGCGGATTGCTCGTATTGCTTGAAAAATGCGAATAATTTGGTGATTTTGACTGGGTCATTTATTTCTGCGTAAGACGCTTTGGATAATAAATGTTGTTTCTCCTCACGACAACGAACCATTAGAAATCGTCTGTCGCCTTCCTCCACCTTGATATTGTTTTCATTATTACTGGTGAAAATCCAATTCGTCAAATCATCCACTTCAATCGCATCCACACCTTTTTTCTCTAAATTGGTTGTTGGTCTGGTGATGACTGCCTTCAATTTATCTGCGACCTTCTTTGCGTTGGCGCAAATCTCATCGCCGTAGATGAATAGTTTATTACAGAGATGGGCGTTAAAGTTTTTAGTAATATCTTCAATACACTCCACACACGCCGACAATTGCTTACCAATTATCGCAATAGAACCATCCACCAACGAGTTCTTTCCGCTTCCGTGTGTTTTGGAATACAGAATTGGTGCGACTTTTGTCTTGATGTGTGGGCGTTGAATAATACTCGCCAACCAACATTTATAATATTCAAATACTTTGTCTTCAACTAATAACCATTTCATCAATTTTATAAAATCACTATCCTCTTCCTTGATGGGTTCGGCGCATTTATCATTTACCCAACCACAGAAAGCGTTGTAAGGTTGGTCTTGACCTTCCTCCAATTCTTCTTCGGTATTCGTTGGGTCAAACTTGATATGCGAATGTTTCTTTTTGACGCAATCATCCAACCAGATTTCGTGGAACTTTTTGGGAATTGCGCCCATTCCACTCTTAACGATATAAATCGGCATTCCTTCAATATCACGATTGCGTTCCAAGAACTCTTGAACCGACCTCACGATGATATATTTTCCCTTTTTCTTATCATTAACCAACTCGCAATAACGAACTGGATTGTTTAATTTGAAATTGGTTTTCTGGAACTTGATTCTGTAATCTTTGTAATTCTTGGTTAGACGGATTTCATCTGCTCTCAATTCGCCAGACATTAATGCGCTTTCTTCGCCTTGTAATACGAGTGGATGCTCTGGGTCTAATTCACTCAACCATTTATAAAGCGACGCAATACTGATTTTGTCCTCCTTCTTGCGCCCTTTCTGGGTTGCGTTGTATTGCTTGGATGCTTGATTTGCGGAAATGATTTGGGGCGCATCCCTCAAATTGGATAATTCCAAGAATAAATCACACCCTTCATCGCTTCCTTTGGTCTGGTTGGAAATAATATAACCCAATTGCGCCCACATATCGTATTTATCAAAAAAATCCGCTTTGATTCCAATAATCGCTTCAAATAATTCTTTGATTTTGGCGCATTCTTCCGCAATCTTTTCTCCATCTTGACTGCTTGATACGCTTTCGGTTTCTTCGGTTGTATCGTCTTCCTCTGTCTGTTGGCGAGTTGGTTTAGATTTCTTGGTTTCCTTCTTGGGTTTTGTTTCCTTCTTGGGTTTGGGTAATAATTTGGCGGATGCTTTGCTCTCTGGATTCAACCAAGTCAAAATGGTTTCCCAATTAATCGTGGATAATCCGCAATCATCACTCACATTATACAATTCATTCTCCACTCGTTCCCAAGCGTGATTAAATAGAATATCACCCTCAAAATCTTTGAGAACACCGATATATTGACCCAATTTAATATCTTGGGGCATTCCTTCAACCCAGACGACGAAATGTGGTAAGGATTTGGTTCTGGATAAGAAAAATGCGGATTCCTTCAATTCTTCTGGGAAGTTTTCAACGGCAAACAATTCTTTAATATCAACATCGCCAGATGATTTCCACCCATCAAAATCTACAATACACATCGTCTTTTCTTGATTGTTAAGGCAAGGGCGAATCTCCCAATATTCCGCCTCTTCCACTTTGACTTTGCTTACCCAATCTGCTCCTTTGTATCCCTTGCCTTTGACCTTGTTGGTTGTTTGTAATTCAACGAAATCATCCAGAGTGAATGCGGATTTTGTTCCTCTTTTTTTTGTTTCTCCATTTTCAATATAATCCACGACTGGTAAAACTGCGACAATAGGTTCATCACTTCCTTCTATTTCGTGGGCGAAATAAGTTGCGATAAACTCTTTGATTCCGCAAGACGATACTTGGTTTGATTGGATAAAGGCGTTTGCCGATTCTCGGCGAGATGCTTGTTGTTCTTTTGTTAGACCCATTATACTTATACAATAGATAATAATATTGTCTTTAAGTAGTTTTTTGGATTATAATATATATTGTAATAAGTATTCCTAAATAGTCGGCAAAAAAGGATTTTTGTAGAATCTGGATTTCTTCCTAAATAATTCTAATATTGGAAATTAGGATTATTAAAAAAATATTTTTGGGGTAATTACAGCGCTGTCTAACAAACGGCGACTGGTGTAGCGCTACTGGGGTCAAAAGAATTATTATATTCTTGTATCTCTTCCTTCATCTGGGATTCAATTGACTTCTTTTCCGCCTTTAATGCGTCCAATTTGGGTTTCCTTACTTCGTTGTAATACTTACGCTTTTTCTCTAAAACTTCCTTGTATTTATCTGGTTGCTCTTCCTTCAATTTGGCGTTCCATTTCTTACACTTTTCTCGCATCTTTTCTGGGTTCGCCTTTTGATAGGCGCACACTCTTTTAATGTGATTCTGGTAGAATCTTTCCGCTGGGGTTAAAATGATTTCGGTCGTTTGTTCGCTCATCTTCTTATACTTATACAATAGATAATAATTTTGTCTTTAAGTAGTTTTAGCATTTATATTAATTATATAAGTTTGCCTAAATTGTAGAAATCTAAAAGTGGAAGCATTTTCGGCAAAATCAATTGCTTCCACCTTGCTTCCACTTTTGCTTCCACTCGGTTTCCTTACCATTTACGCAGTCAAACTTTTTATCTTTCAAAAAAGTATGGTAAGGGTGGAAGGAGTGGAAGCATTTTTTCATTTTCTATATAGAAGGGTATTTTTATTTTTTTTACTCTATTCCTAAAAAACTTGAAAAAATGCTTCCACTCGTTCCACCCTTACCATCACTTTTTTCTCTTTTAAAAAGACAAGACCAAAGATGGTAAGGATTAAGAGAAACGGCGAGTGGAGGCATTCGTGGAAGCAAGGTGGAGGGAATAAAATGCTTCCACTTTGCTTCCACCTTTTAAATATACTTATTACAATATATATTAAAAATGACTTAAAGAATGCGTTATATATAGTGTATAAGTAGAACCAGAATGAATTGCCTATTTCACACCGAAAAGAAAACCGCTTTTATCCAAGTATGCCGAAAGGGAAACCTTATACTCTGTATGCGATTATCAAATAGCAACAAGTTTCCAGACAGAATTGCCGTCAAATGTGAAGATATTGTAAACGGAACTTACTTCACCGAATACCAGAGTGGAGAAGATGTGGATGATTATTTTTACGATTTACAAAAAGAAGCAAGAAAAGACCTTTAAAAAATTACATCTAAAAATATTCCAAAATTAGAAAAAAATTAAACTAAAAAAATTAATTTTTTTTACTTATATTGTAGCGCTACATTAATAATTGCCGTCCAATTGCCGAAATGTGTCGCTCGGTGTTCTGGTGAATACAATCCAAAAATAACGCCCACGCCATTTCTTCACGGCACACACTAATATATTTGAAATAAACCATCCCTTTTCTCTTAACGCCTTTAATCTTACTGGTGTAAGCGTGGAAAAACATTTATCGTTAGACAAAAATGCGATTCCAGTCGTCGCAATATTGGAATAGTAATCCAACAAGGGATAAAACGAATTAACATTCTTTCCCTTTTCGTCAGTAATACGATAGGGGCAATTGGTAATTACCCAGTCTATTTTCTGGAAGCGGTAATTAGTGGTTTTATAATCACGACCTTCTTCTATTTCGGCGTAGTCCTTATTACAATTGGTAGGGAATTGGTCGTAAAATGCGCCTTCCCCTTTGAAAGGTTCAAGCAAATTAAGGTCAGCGCCCAGATTAAGCGAAGCAATCAAATCTTTTGCTAAAAGAGTCGGCGTTTGTTCTAAATAATAGAAATCGTTTTTTACCATTTATATTATTCGTTTAGATTTTATTTAGATTTATTAAAGCGCTATTCTTTGACTATTATCATTTCGTTCAATATCTCGGTCTTCTTGTTCTACTTCTCGGTGTATAGACATTAATCCAAAACAACAATTAATTCGGTCGCATTTTGATTTAAAAGCGTAGCGCAACATTAGACCCAGAAACCCAGTCCCAATTCCAAGTATAATTATTAATGTTTGGTCGTTCATTATATATTATACCAGACAAAAATGGTAAATAGCAAGACCAGAACCGATGCCTAAAATATATACAGCGCTCATTACAATACAAAGCGCCTTTGAAACAATTAGTTTTTGATTTTGGGTTGCGCTTAATAACGCTGATTCGTCTTGTTCGCTTTTCATCATTAAGATATATTGAGATTTAAAAATCGCATTCCATCTCAAAAATATCGCCAGTCTGTTCTTTATTCGCCAAAGCATATTCGCTCACACGAACCTCAAAGAAATTAGATTTACGCTCAATAGAGATGCTTTCCATATAATTAAAGGGGCAACCGACATTCCAGATTTTATCATACCCTAATTGAAGGCAGACTCGGTCGGCGACAAATTGAATATATTGAGTCATTAGAACCGAGTTCATTCCAATTAATCGGCACGGAAGCGCCTCGCAAATAAACTCGGTTTCTATTGCGACGGATTCTCTAATAATGGCGTGGATTTGGTCTTGTTTCAATTTATTTTTTAATTTACGATACAGCGCTACACCAAACTCGGTGTGAAGTGCCTCATCACGACTGATTAATTCATTAGAGAAGCAAAGACCTTGTAATAAGTTTTTAGTTCTAAACCAGTAAATAGCGCAAAAAGCACCGCTGAAATGGATTCCCTCTACGCAGATGAAGGCAACCAATCGCTCGGCAAATGTAGTATCGGCGGAAATGTGTTTTTTGACCCAATCCGCCTTCTTTTTTACACACGGATAGGTATTTATCGCATTAAACAATTTTTTTTGTTCGTTTTTGTCCCTAATATAAGCATCAATTAAATTGGCGTAGACCTCTTGATGAATGCCCTCAATCGCCATTTGAAATCCGTAGAATAATCTTGCTTCGCTATTTTGAACCTCGTTGAAAAATCTCACGGCAAGATTCTCATTTATTAACCCATCCATACACGCAAAGAACGCCAGAATCAAACTGATAAAATGTTTCTCGTCTTTCGTCATCTTTACCCAGTCGCCCAAATCTTTTGATAAATCCACTTCTTCGGCAGTCCAGAAACAAGCAACAGCGCTTTTATACATCTGGTAAAGGTCTTGGTATTTTACTGGTAATACAACAAATCGGTCGTCATCTGGGATTAATAAAGGTTCTAAAAGGTCGGTCATTTGTATATATTGATATTTTTAATCGTTTAACAACTGGATTTTGTAATAAGTTCCGTTCAGTTTAATTCGTAGATGCTGTCCGCTATTACCACCAGCAGTAGGACTAATTAAAGTAGTTCCTTCTAATTGAAGGTCGCCAATATTATTCACATCTAAAATTATATTTCCGTTGCTCCCTCCTAATGCTGACGCTAAACCAACCCCTCTGTCGGCATTCAAAAAACAAAATCCATTTACTCCACCAGCACCAGTATTCGCAGTAAAACTAATATTTCCGTCTGTTGTAGAACCATCAATATCACTATTAGCGGTAGTAGTAGAAGCAGTTAAGGTTAAATCACCAGAAGAAGTTTTAATAGCATTTCCATTTAGGTCAATAGGTTTCCCTATTTCTATTTCTTGACTTGAACCATTCAAAGTAAGAATAGAGTTGAAAACATTATTCACAAGAGTTTTAAAAACAATAGTTCCGTCTTTATTCCCACCACTACTTACATTTTGACTTAATGTTTCTATTCTAACGAACTCTGTTTTTGTTCCAGCGTCGTCTTTTCCGTAAAAACTTTGAGAAGCAATTGTATCACCAGCAACAGCATTCCTACCACTCTTGTAATATTCAACAGACGGAACACCAGTAGTCGCACCAGCAGTCGCATTTGAGTTATTAAGGGTTAATTGAGGATTAGAAGTATAACCGACTCCGCTATTCGTAAGACCGATTAAGGCACTTGCCCCAGTTGCCGTGTTTCCAGCAGTTAGAACCGATTGAAGAGTTGCTGACGCACCCCCAGCAATAATACTCGCCCAAGTTGCCGACGAAGCACCACTCGTTATACCAGTAGCGGTTAAAGAAGTATTAGTTGTTAAATCTACAAGTTGAATAGTTGTATTTGTTATATAGGTGTAAATTGTCCCAGCAAGATTAGAAACAAAAGCACTTGATTTTCTATACCAACTATTCCAAAGATTAGTCGTATCAAGCATCGTAAGTCCATCTTGGGTTAATTGGGCGGTAATCGGTTGTCCTATCGCTGGAATGGTAAGGGCAGTAGCGCTCATATTTAGATTATCACTTGAAATTAGTATGTTTTCGGTGGCGGATAAAGTGAAATTATCACCAACATTCCCAGTATGACTTATTGCGTTATAGGTTAAACCGAGTAATTGCGTGTTAATCCCATCATCCACTTCTATATCTATACTATTCCCAAAAAGAGTAACCGCTGTTGAAAGTGTAGTGTTTTGTAATGCTAATGAAAGAGGGTCTTGCGCCGTAGAACCAGCGGTAAGAACTTCTTGTAGAGTCGGTATTATTGGCGTGTTTGTCGTGTTAATAATATCTTCCCAAGTTGCCGAGATTGCCGTTCCGTCGTCGTAAGTTAGAGTAGTCGGTGTAAAAAAGGTAGTTATAGTAGCGCCGTCGCTCACTTGGATTTCGTCTGGTTTGTAGAGTGTAAAATCGGTGCTTGGTGCGGTCGCATTCAGTAATATCTGTTTCCCAGTTGCCGTATCGCCAGTTGCGAGAACTTGGTCTATATCTTGCGCCCCACCGATAGGGTTGCCGTTTATAGTGACCGCTTGTAAATCATTACAATTGAGAATATCGTTATTATTCATATCAATATCACTCGCCCCAGCGCTGTCGCCGTTAAGTAAAACATCGGCAAGAGTGGAACTCGTGGGGATTCCTCCGCCGTTTATCTTACTTTCTAAATTGCTTAAACGGATATTGAGATTGTAGTTGCTCGTATAACTCATTTATATAATGATAATATATTATAATTCCAGAACAATAATATATTTTAAATTGATTCATTTTAGATTTATTCCAAAGAAACAAGATACGCCTCTTTTTCGCTGATTACAACTTGGGGATAAGTTTTCAATACAGAAACCCATCTGGATTTCAATCCTTTTATTTTTTTGATTTGCGCTTTATCTAACCCTAAATACCCCTCCAACAGATATTTCAAACTACGCCCACCGAGAGAATGCGGAAAGAATGTGATGGTGTGCGCCTCATTTAAGATGCGTTTTGTATCATTACCAGCGCAAGGTAAATGCGAAGTATAGATACAATAAGTATTCGTGTGGCGACCAGTTTCCAAAATAGAGTTGAGAATCCCATTTACTTTCAGTTTCATTTTTTTATCGGTTAAGCAATCCGTATCGTCAAAAATAACCATACTATCTTTAAAGTCAGCGCTGGTTATTTCATCTTCCAATAATTCTGGCGTGAGTTTGATGCGTTGAAGACCCTTTATTTCATCAATACTGGAATCCTCATTAATACTGGAAAAAAGGTAAATAGGGTTCTTGGGAAAAAGACGACGATATTCCATACAATATTGCTTGGTGTAATACGATTTTCCAGAACCAGATGCGCCAGTTATATAAAGTATTTGACGCTCGGTTTCTGGATTGGGAATGGGTTGAAACTCGCCGTCATTTTCACCCAGAGTCAAAGTATCAAATGGTCTTATTACGCCTTCTTTCTTATCCGTAACAAACAAAATAGGTGAAAACTTTTTATCTTTCGCCTTGCTATTTTTAATGATAGAAATCGGTTGTCCTTGATTTTCAAAGTTCATATTTAATATAACAACACATTTTTATTTTTTGAAATAAAATCTAATGTCCTCTTGTCTAAAACTTCTTTTAAAACGCTTTTAGATTTCTCTAAATAATCTCGCATTTTTGTAGCGCTGGTTGCCGATTTCGCTAAACCCAAATATTTTACAGCGCTGGGTGCTTCATCCGTAGATGCGACTCCATCTAAAATAATTTTGATATTGCGCCTCAAATCATCGGTAGGTGGTTTTCTAAAAGTATTCTCCATCAAAACCAACATCGTATCAATCTCGCTTCCCAATTTATACAATAAACCAGCGATACTATTAAAGAAGGTAAGTAGCGCTTTTAATTTGCCGAGATGCTTGTCTTCTCCGTCCATCAAATAATAGGAAAAACAGCGCTTCAATCCTTTAAAATAATTGCGCTCTGCGTAAAAGTATTCGTCGTAAGAATGCTTGATGGAATTGAGTAAATGTTCTCTGGAAATATCGTGGGGGAAAAAATTAGCATCATCGCCCAGTTTTATAAGGTAATTATCGCTGAACTCGGTAAATACCCCATCAATCAAAGCGATTACATCCAATTTCATCGTGGTCTTCATTAAAATACATTCTTGGAATCGCACCTTGCGTCCAGATGGTTCTATTTTGTATCCTCGTTTGATGTCGTTTTTGTCCCATCGTAAGGGTTCTCCGTCTTCACCCATTCCACATTTAAAATCCACGATATAATAATTAGGGTCTTTTTCTGCCTCTTCAAACTTCCTTTGGAACAGCGCTGTTATTTTATCCAATAATTTTTCCTTACTTAACAACCCAGATTCTTTGAATATTTCATTCAAATCGTAATCCGCATTATATTTGATGTTCTTTAAACCGCCAGAACCGATTACTTGATAAGAGCGAGATATGGTAAGCAAATTGAAAACATCACGAACTTTTTTGCTAAACTCGTCTAATCGTTTTCTTTCAAATAGGGATGTGTGTTCTTGAACCATTCTATATATACAGCGCTATATTATATATACAGCGCTGTAATTACCTAAAAAAAATTATTTTTTTTATTTTTTTTTAGATTATTATTTTAGATTATTTTTATTTTATTTTTAGATTCCAGTCGTTTCACTTTATACTTCGTCGTGTTCCTCGTCATCTGGTTTCCATCCCATCACTTTTTCCAAATGTTTAATGGTGAATGATTGTAAGGCAACCTCACGATTAATCATTTCTTTTATAGTTGCCTCTGGAAGTTTCTTACTCGCATATTTTTTATTTCTGCGACCTTGATAATGAACCATCGTTTTTAGATGTTCTTCGTAGAAATCTCGTTCTTTGGAACAATATCTTCCGCAATTACACAGAAGATACTCGTCTGGTTTTTGACGCTTTTGTTCTTCGGTTAATTTCTTGCGTTTTAGAGTCGTTTTTGTCGCTGGTCTAACGAAATGTGTGTAATAGTAATTATTTTGAATGATTTGTTTCATTTCACTCAATCTATTCACATTAATATTCATCTGCTTAAATAATTCGGCAAATTGGATGTATTTTCCATCACCGACATCCAAGTCTTCAATCATACCGAAGACTTCTACCATCAACTCGTTCATTATCTCTTTGGGGGATTTTGGGGTTTGCGCTTGTGTCGTCATCTTACTACTTATACAATATACTAATAGGATGTCTTTAAGTAGTTTATTTGGATAATATATATATTGTAATAAGTATCCCCATCAATTAATTAGTATTTAAAAAAATGATAATAGTGTAGCGCTGTAATTACCCCTTACTTTGGTGTAGCGCTGTATATAACCCAAAAAAATTATTTTTTGAATTATTTTTTTTTATTTTTTTTTATTATTTATCATTTTTTTATTTTAACAAATCAATTTCAGTTCCGCACCAATTCACTTTTTCCCACACGATTTTCCACCAAGTCGTATGCTTACCTTCCTCTATTATTTGGACGATTCCATCATATTTTTCAATCGGTTTGAACCCTAATTTCGTGTATAAATTGCGTAGGCGCTCGTTGTCGGTCTTAAACATCACTTTAAGATTTTGACTGGAAAACTCCACGCTCAAATCCACGACTTTTTCGTATAATTGCTTACCGATTCCTTGATTTTGAAACTTTTCATCCACCAACCAATATTCCAGAGATGTTTGAAACCGCTCATCACGCTTGGAAAAAACGCATCCCCACGAAACGATTGCGAAACCGACGATTTTGTAGTCTTTTCGCACTTGTTTTTTTGCGACAAAAATAAGGTATGGTTTTGGGGACATACTCCATCCTTCGCTATTGACTACGGATTTTATTTGCGGTAAATAGAACTGGTGTCGTCTTGCGAGTGAAATGATGCGTTTATTCATCTTCTCATCGCCAAACTTCCCATTATTTTTCTTGTATTCTTCAATTGTCGTCATCGTTTTACTTATACATTATATATAGGGGTGTCTTTAAGTTGTTTTATAATATATATATTGTAATATATTGTTTTGCTGTCTTAATAAGGATAATTACAGCGCTACAAATTATTACAGCGCTACATCTAATTACAGCGCTACAAATTATTACAGCGCTGTAATTACTCCAAAAAAATTATTTTTTTTATTTTTTATTTTATTTTTTATTTTTTATTTTTTATTTAATTTTCTTCAACATCATATTCCTCATCTAATTCATCTAATTCATCCAATAATAATTTTCTTTTGTAGGTATATCGGTCTGGATATGCGCCATCAATCAAATCGTAAATCTTGTTGATTTTCTTGATTTTTTTATCCTTGCTTTTCACATCCCACGCAATAAACCAATTTTCAAAAGTTTCCAATCCACCATCACTTCCAATATCAATATCATTCACATACTTAATAATGCGTGAAAAATCTGGTCTTGCGTCGTATTGCGCCACATATTTTTTGAAATCCGCAATATTTTTCAATTCCTCCTTTGATTTTTTTTGCGACTTTTTCAATTGCGCTTTTAATGCGGATTCTTGCGCTTTTAATGCTTTGAGTTGTTCTTGGATGCTCGTCATCTTACTTATACAATATAGTATAGGGTTGTCTTTAAGTTGTTTTAAATAATATATTATTTATAACAATATAGAGAAAATACAGCGCTACTCTATCAATACAGCGCTACTCCAAATAGACAGCGCTATATCTCTTTAAGTTGTTTTCATATATTATTTAAAAAAGTATTTAAAGAATGTAGCGCTACACCAAGATTACAGCGCTGTATATTCTCTATATTTATTACAATATATATATATTATAAACTACTTAAAGACAACACTATACTATATTGTATAAGTATGGCGACCAATACACAGGCAGAAATCAAAGCGCAAATTGCTCTATTAAAAGTAGAGGAAAAGCGACTCAAAAGTATCCAAAAAATCAAGGATAAAAACTCCGCTTTTGAGAGTAGAATGATGAAAGAATATGAAAAAAGTCCAGTTAATATGATAATTTGGGTTTGGCGCTTAAATGCCGTAAATACTGGGGATTTTACTATTAAAACCCTACTTTATCACCTTAACAAACTCCACTATACATTTGAAAAAGTCAAGAAACGCAATCACCCAGACCAATATAACATATTAAATCTGGAACAAGGCAAAGAATTACTCTATATTTTGGATAAAGGCGACTTAATTCCAGAATTAGAGGCAAAAATCGCCGAATTGAATCCATTTACCCAATTAGAGTGTTGTATTTGTTTAACTTCCAAATGCGAAACCGAAATGTGTAAAATGCGGATAAAAGTGGGCGAAAATTACCAAAATTGTTGCGCTTGTAATACCGATATTTGCGGTGAATGTATTAAAAATATTACAAAATGTCCCACTTGTAGAACGCAATTTACTCATCGGTCTTGGGTCAAATAAACATTTCAAAAATACAAAAATTAAAAAATTAAAAAAAATCATTTTTTTTAATGTTTTTTGTAGCGCTACAAGCACTTTCAAATACTTATTTATTTGTTGTAGCGCTGTATATATCCCAATTTTTTTGGACTACTTCTCTAAATATATATAATATAATATATTGTTAGAAACTACTTAAAGACATCCTATTACTATATTGTATAAGTAGAATGATGACGACTCCTACCAAACTGACTGACGGCGAACTGATTAACGACGAGATGATTATTCAACATCTCAACGGAACATCCAGAGTGAAGGAATACCAAGAAACCTATTATCTGGATTTGAGCGACAAAGACGACAGAATGGTCTTGAAATATTTGAATCCACGAGAATACGAAAAGCGCATTATAACCGATTGGGATGCCGAGATGAATAAACCAACCGAGCGATATATACACCCAATCACGAAGGAAACGATTTGGGTAGTGAAGGACTACGACACCACACCCAGACGCAAAATTATTAAGAACAAGATTTACGAACCGCATCCAGTCGCCCAATTCTATCTAAAAAAGAATGGATTCGTGAATATGGATGAATACCACAAGGAACGATACAGATTAGCATTAGAAGCGCAAAAGCAAAATAAAAAGTAAATGAAAAAATAAAAAGAAAATAAAAAGTAATAAAAAAATTAAAAAAAATAAAAAGTAATTCAATTTTTATTTTTTTTGGGGTATTTACAGCGCTACAATTTATCCAATACTTATTACAGCGCTACAATATATCCAATACTTATTACAGCGCTACAATATATCCTAACTTCTCTATATTTATTACAATATATATATATTATAAACTACTTAAAGACAACACATTATATAATGTATAAGTAGAACGAGATGGATATTATAATCAAAGCAGACAAATACCTAAACGGCAATCACTATTTACTCAATATTATCTTTTCGTATTTGGGTCAATCCCCAAGCGCAAAGGTAATCGGTGAATTGACTAATGATGGCGAAATGAATGCGGTATTGAATAAGAGTTGGTATTATAGAGAACTTTCATACCCTCAATTATATTTCCGTATGCGAAAGTTTTCTTTTTTAGATGGAAATTGGCGATGGTTTAAACAATATACACCATTATCAATCCCCAGATTCAAAGTGGATGTTCTTTCAATTGAAGATGATGTGGATTGCGAAAGATGTAATAGATTATTAAACTACAACGAGCGAGAAAATTACGGCGGATATTGTGAATATTGCTACGGCAAGGTTCATCATCTCGGTCGTGAAAGTGATGAAGAACCAGAACCAGATACAGATACAGATGATAGTGATGAATGGGGAAGTGAAACCGATGAAGATTAAAAAAATATTCCAAAAATAAAATAAAATAAAATAAAATAAAAAATAATCAAAAAAATAATTTTTTTATTATTTCAAGCACTTCCAAATACTTATTTACAATTTGAGTTCAAGCACTTCCAAATACTTTTTTTGGGGTAATTACAGCGCTTACTTAAATAAGTAGCGCTACAAAGTGGAAGCAAAGTGGAAGCATTTTATTCCCTCCACCTTGCCTCCACTTTTGCTTCCACTCATCGCTTAATCAAATCCTTACCATCTACGCAGTCATTTTATTATAAGTTAAAAAAGTGATGGTAAGAGTGGAACGAGTGGAAGCATTTTTTTACTTTCTTTAAGGAATAGAAGAAAAATAAAAATATACCTTTCTATATAGAAAATGAAAAAATGCTTCCACTCGTTCCACTTGGTAAGGTCTTTTTCAAAGAAATAGAATCCCCTTACGATATATGGTAAGGATTCAAGGTGGAAGCAAAAGTGGAAGCAAGGTGGAAGCAAATGATTTCGGCAAAAATGCTTCCACTTTTACAGCGCTGTTTAACTTATATAGCGCTACAATATATACCAATTTTGTTGGACTACTTATTACAATATAATATATATTGTTGTTTAAAAGGACTTAAAGACAACCTACTACTATATTGTATAAGTAGGATGACGACTAAACCAACCAAGAAGTCTGGATACGCATACGCAACCGAGAAACTCGCCAAGAAGGAGGAGGAGTTAGAAAAGACCCAAGTTGTAATGGGTGGAGCGATGAATCTATTGGCGAAGAACACTACCGAGCGAAACACCGCCGAACACCACGCAAATTATTTGGATAAACAATTAACAAGCACCAAGAACGCCAAGCACGACCAATATTTTACGCTAATGGGTAGAATAGTCAAATACGAACCAACCGCATTAGACGAG